ACAATACTAAATAACTAACAATTACTAAAAACTTCTCTTTAATTTGCTCAACCCCTTCCAACCAAAATTTTTTAAGCAGGTACAAAAAAGCCACTACTTGAGTGGCTGATTGGTTTCTTGAAACTTGTACTATTTCTAGCTAAGCGTTGGGACTTCTTACGATGTTAGAATCTTGTAGTATCCTTAGACGTTGAGTCTCTATAGTCGTACGATAGTCATCAGCGAATTTTAATCTCATTTGAAAACCCGTTGGGGTTTCGGTTAAGCCAAGACACTCTGCATAATGTCCATGCTTATCCACTAGGTCAAAGTTTCTCGGGTCTTTTGTTAGTTTTGCTACACGCATTTTATAATCTCCAGTTGGGTTTCAATATGTTTCAGTGCTTCTTTCGGAGCTTTCTCTAGTCCTATTAGTTCATTCGAGGTGGTTCCTAGTTCCTCTGCTATGCTTTGCACCAGCTGGGACTTGGTGACTGGCTTTTCACCCGCTTTGGTTACGTACTCGGTTTTCTTGTACACACCTTCTCTTGACAATTTTCCAATTATCGATTTAACACTCTTGTTCATGTCCTGAGCTAAAAGCTCTACTGTTTCTCTAGTAGGTGTTTCAATATATTCTTTTATCATTGTACTTACCTGTTCTTCTGTATAGTTTAATGCCATGCATCCTCCCATTTTATTATTTGTTGTTTAACTCTATGGGTTGATATCCCCCACTCCTCTGCTGCTACCTCTATAGCTTCTTCAGTTCCGTACTGACCTTCCCATTCCATAAACTGGTCTTCTTTAGTTGTGTCTTGTATACTCACCTATTAAAGCCTCCCCTGTTAATACTTCACCGAAATTTTTCACTGAACCATCTCTGTATTCTCTTACCACTAGTCCACTCCAGTACTCGACATCTAATACACTTTCTGTGTTATTAGTATCGTCATACCACATTGAACCAAGACTATGAGCGTGTAGACCTTTAACTTGTTTAGCCCACTTCTCTGCTTTTAATAAAAGTCTTTGTTGTTCTACTCTATCATTGTGCTCAGTCATACCACTCTCCTGTTTGAAAGAACTCATAAACTAAGTCGTCTGCGTACTCTTGACCATCAAACTCTTCTCCGTCTGCATCAGTATGCATCTTATCCCAGAAGTCATCATCAATTTCACACCCTGCTCTTTCTTCAATCTTAGCAGTTAATTGGTCTCCGTCAATTTGGCACTGGTCATAATCTACTTCAGCATCGCTTACTGTTATAGTATCATGCCCAAAGAAGTTTCTGAACTCATCTTCGTATGTCATTGTTAAAGACACGTCGCTTTGGTACTTGTCTGCTACAGCTCTCGCTAGGTGTTCAAACATTTCTGCTGGTTCACCCCAAGCAGAGTAGCCATATAAACTGTACTCATCTACTTCCTCTAGGGCACACCACTTCGCTCCGACATTACTAGTATACCAATCGTATGAAGACTCATCAGTATACTTAGGTTCTATACTTGCCATGAAAGGTTGTTCTTCTAACTCTTTAATAAAAGTTGTTTCTGTAGTACCTTCTCCATCCCAATTAGCTACTGTACGCTGCTCTGTCTCTATCAGAGGTGAGTCCCCTAAGAAATTAAAGTCATCACTACTTGTTATTGTAAAATATACATGATTTGCCATTATATGTCCCCCTGTTGTCTGTTTTCTGACCTTGCTACCTCGAAACCATTCGGGTATCTTGCCTCTAGTTTTTTAATATTTTCATCCATTACTTCGTCAGGAGTATAACCTAATGCTATACAACCTTGTATCCAGTACCATAAAATATCGCCTAATTCTCTTTTCATATGAAAGCGTTCTGCTTCATTAAATTCTTTACCTTGAAAGATTACTTTCTTCATAATCTCAGTAAATTCTCCACTCTCAGCTAACATTCCTATTGCTGATGTTAGTACTCTCGGTACGTTTACAGTTCCTTGACTTTGTAAGTCACTTGCTCTTTTGATGAAAGCAGTGTAGTCTTTGGACTCATTTGAAGTACAGGCATCAACAAACTTTGCGTAATCGTTAATCTTACTCATTATGCTATACCTCCACTAATATCGGATATGAACTTCTCTGCTTGTTGTAGAGCGTCCCATTTTTTTCTATCTAAAATCAACTCATCATCTAAAAATGACTGTCCATCCTCCAGAGTAATATACATATGTATTGTATTCCTTGTTGAAGGGTGTGATTGATACTTTGGTTTTGTATTCGGTGGGTATGCTATGCTTTTTATTTTACTACCATTCGCGAACATACCAATCGCGTAGTGTCTGTTATATTTATTTTCCAATGTATTTTACCTCTTTGTTTGGAATAACTTGGTAAGCACCTTTGTTATATGCAATGCTTACTGTGTATTGTTTACTTACTTCTTTCTTAAATGATTTATCTGCTGGAGTCTTGTACTCTCCTACAGGCATACTAGGTATCTCTACTGTAGGCTTCATCGTTTTCTTACTTTGAGCTACAAAGTCTGGCTGTTTTGCCTTTGTATATAGCTTCTTTACTTTTCTTTTACGACCATACTGGTCATACATCATTGAACCTTTAATCATCTTCGTACTTTAACTCCTCTGGCAGTTCAATACCATTTAATTCGCACAACCTGTTTAGCATTAATTCATACTCACAAGTCAGGTCGCACACCATATCGTTTAATTCTGCCAAATCGTTTAGACACAATTTGATTTCGGTTTCGCACTCTTGAAGTGCTGCCCGTAATTTCTTTGCTTCGGTGACTGTGGGGAACTGTAATAAAATTCCCATCAGTCATTCCCAAGTGCGAACACTACTACTAGCATTACGCACATTGTTATCAGTGTGTAGATACTTATCTCAAACACTATCTTCCTTGACCTCTGTACTTTTTGAATGAACGCTTTTTGTTTTTGTTCATATTTAAACTTACTCTGCCGTGGCTATCGCCCTGTGAAGTTTTCTTCACTACACTAACGTGTTTTGCTTTGCCTCCCCACCTCATGATGTCACCTCTGGAGCATACCACTCAATCTTGATACCTCTACGAACTAATTCGTTTAAGCACTTTTGTCTTACTTTAGGTTTTGTTCTTGTCTCATTGACAGTCTTGAACAACTCCTCTTTGGTAACTTGTTTTATGTAGTAGTGTCTAGTTGGCAGTTTTCCTGCTGGTACACCTTTTCTGTACACTTTTTCACTTTCTTTAAATTTTACTGGCATTACGCACCTCCTTTTAGGTTTAATTCTGCTTGTTGTTGTTTGAAGTCGCCATACTTTTGGAATACATCATTCTTTCCGATGTATAAGTTTGCGTTCTCCCATTTGTTGTTTTGTTTTTGTACTGCATCGTTAATGCGTTCTTTTAGTACATCTATTAGTCTTTCATGTATGCAGTCTAACATATCAGTGTATGTAGGGTCTTCCAAGCTGTCGTATGCATAGTGCATAGACTCTCTCATTAGTGACTCTGAAACATCATGAATGTCTACTAGTAGTTCTTCGGGTTCTGATACATCGAAGCCTTGGTAGTAACTAAGTGTTTCTCTCACATCTTCTGTTGTAAGAACACCATATACTAAGGCATTGTGTCTTTCTTCCCACTCTTTTAGTTCGTTCCACATTATAATTTTATCCTCTTGTTTTTTGTTTATAAGCATATTATACAGATATTTGACCTATTTGTCAAGAACTATTTTTAATTAAGGAGGGAATTTTGATGTTGTAGTTTGGAAGGAATAAAAAAAGGCAGATGAAAGTTAATTCAACTGCCCCAAAAACTCATCAATAGATTGGTTTTTATGCTTCGCACGAAAGGTAATTAATCTTCCGTACTTGCGAAATAGACTTACTGCAACCGAACAGTGACTCTAAGAGTTTAGACTTGTCTAACTCAATCCCGAAGGTGTTACTTCATTCGCGTTGACGATACTGCTATTCGCTGATTTGTCTATCGTTACTCACTATACTATGTACATAGTAGCTTATCACAATAAATGCTAACTGCCCCCATCTATACTTCCTGTCTACAATTATGTGCCGTTACTCCACTTATTCAGCTCGAAAGCCTACTGTATGTGGCGACTCCTACTTGTAGTTCCCTCGAGAGTGATACTAACTTCTAAGAAGAATTCATACTCTGTCAATGGGACACTATGGTTGTATATAAACCGCAGGTTAGCGTGAAGTCTCTCAATCAGACTCCTTGCCCACTTTACAGCTATTATTTAAAGATGGCTACTGTGCTGCCATCACGAGATATTATGGGTGTATCTACGCGTCAATCACCTGTCGAAAAGTCTTGTTTAGGAGTTACTCTTACGACTATGCAGTCCTCTCCGTTGTTACGATTTCCTCTCGCTGTTCAGTTCAGCACTCAATGGCTTGGCGTGACATACTGCTTATCGCTCAACTTACGTACTGCACTAGTGCAATAACTATCGTTCCTTGGAACGCTGTAAGACTTATCGAATATGTTCGTTTCAAAGTCCTGTCCACCCTCATTGTGCGGCGGGGTCACTTCCCATTTTTACATGTTATCCTGTGAGCCATCGGGTTATCATGCAGTTTACTTGATTTAAGGAGTCTCTCTACTGTTGAACAATCTCCTGACCCTTATTCTAGTCAAGGGATTAACTACCGAACAAATACCAGTGAGTCGGACCGGCCTCTACATCTATGGGGAGAGGTACACCCTAATTTTTAAACCTAAATTAGAAGGTAGAAAAAGAACTCTCGTTTATTTATTCGCTCGCTCCGAGGAGGTCAATGCTAAATCATTAATTTTTGCGATTAATGTCCTTTTTCTTTGTTTCTGAATATATATTATACTCAATGTCTAACCATTTGTCAAGAAGAATTTTGATTTATTTACTACTTGGTAGTTCATACTTCAAACTCAATCCCAACGGGGTAACACCATGTTCTCTATGATGCGAGTCAAGATTGCCTTTGCTTTCTCTTTTCTCTGAATATACATATATTATATACGCTTTCTTACCATTTGTCAAGAACTATTTAGGAGAACTTACAAATACTTTACATTTTAAGGTGGGAGTTCAATTCGAATGAACCTTTCGAAAGTGAGGACAAGAGTCGAACTTGCTACTTTCTTTTTAGATGTGCTTCCGTAGTCACTTCCTGCTTTCGTGTTCCCACTTTAAAATGTGATGATTAGGTCATCACTCCAGTCTATAGGCGACTAGCCCACTCTATAAATCTCATAAGGAGGTGGATTGAGAGTATCAGTCCACCTATTCCCATTAACTCCACTAGGATTGAATTGCGTCTGCTAATTTCTGTAGGTCTTGTTTACCTGCTTTTACTAGAGTCGGTACTTCTATGTCGAAGTGTGCTGCTATCATTGTTACTAACTCTGATTTGCTTACTACTGTTTCGCCACTTTTAGTCGTTCTAGGTTGTGCTTGGTATACTCCCTCTCTGCTTAGTTTAGCAATAATACTTCTTGTAGTTTTGCCGAATTGTTCTGCTAATGAGTCTACAGTATCTCTGTTTGGTTCAGCGATGTACGCCTCTACCATTTTTGCTACCATTTCGTCTGTGTAATTTTTTGCTGTTGTTGCCATATTTTTGCCCTTTAATGTTTGTTTGTTTTTGTTTATAAGTATATTATACTCAAAGTCATCAAGAATGTCAATAACTTTATCAAAAAACTTTGCTACAATTGATTGTTTTGCGAAGTAGTTTTGGGTTATCTCTTGTGTGTCTTTTTTCATAATACATATATTATAAGCGCTTTGGGTCTATTTGTCAATAGTAAATGCGAATTATTTGTAAATTAACACAAAACAATGTCGGGGGCTGGGACGCGAACTGTGTCGGGTATTGTCCAAATTTCCCCAAA